CTTCCCGCGTTTCGTTCCTTCCTGCCCTAATGCCGACGATCGTCGGCTCCACTTCGAGGTCAAGCCGGACTCCTTGTCTCTGCACGCACCAGCCGCCGGGATAATGCCAGTCCAGGCCGGAAAAACAGCTGCGGATTCCGCCGGGCAGGACGAACTCCGAAACATTGCCGTTCGTCCCGGCCGATTGCGTTCCGATTACGGTAACACCCGGATTGGCCTGCATGCATTGGACGCAATATTCCGCATGGCTTTGCGCGGTGGCAGCAATAATTATGACAACCGGTTTACCATACTTTTCCGACCGGTTCCCCGATACCTCGGGGCAGAAAAGGAGAAACGCCCTGGAAACTGCACGTTCGGGCGCACGACTTTGTGGAAATGCGGATGGTTGTCTGGTATGATCCGGCTGTAGATAAACTCCATGAATTTTCGAATTCGGAAAATTTTTCTCCGTATCGCTGTAAATTGCTGATTGCTAGTGTTTTTTATTCTTCGATTTTCCGAATTTTGCTTCGTTGAGTTACTTTCCGATGCAGAAAGACGTGGATTTGTTGCAGGTGCTATGAGTGAACTGAACGAACTGCTCCGTTGGCATAAGATTCAGTCAGACAAATCGGGATTTGCTACTGATGAAGCCCTTGATGAGATTTTTCGGGAACTGCCACGTCTTGTCAAAGACAAGCGGGACGGGTGCATCGAACTCATCGACTATGATAATGCCGCTGAATGGCGAGGCGATTTGGAACGCAAACCGAGCCTATACCAATGGCGGCCTATTCACGAAATAGAACAGATGACATGAGAACGAAAACACTATACAAAGCGGACGGAGACCGTCTGAAAATCGACCGGTTCCCCTGTTTCCACATAACCGGCAGCATCGCAGGAATGAAACGAATGTTCTATGGCAAGGATGCCTTGCTGGTACGTTGTGGAAGTTGGATTTACAACGTGTCGAAAGAACCGAGGATTTATCATATAGCACATTAGTTATGAAACGAAGTCATAAAGCTGAATTTCAGCGTTGGAGAGCCGAATTGGAAGCAAAACACGGCATGATGATTTACGACCGCCTTTCGGACGTGATAGACACAAACGACGATTTAACCGTCGGGGATATGGTTCTGTTTACCAACGATTATGGGGTAACATTTGGTCCCCATGAAATATTGGGATTCTGTAAGCCGGATAGTTTTCTATGCCCGCACCGTTACCCCAAAGACGAGGATTGTGGCATTGTCTTTTTAGACAGCGACGCATATTGGTTCCCCGACCGGCTCAACCAACTGACGCTGGTATCGAAAGGAGGGCAGCAATGAGTGAGTTGGAGTTTATCTATCGTGTGGCATTCAATGAGCCTCCCCTTGAAAACGACGACAGTTGGGAGTTTTACTTTACCTCCTTGTCAGCAATATACGAGAAGTTCACGCCCGAACAGGTGGGCTGCAAGGTGTCTCGCCTGTGGAATCTGAAAATCACTCCCGATAAACCATACAATGGTCGGCGGTGTCGTATCACGAAAGAACCCGTACTGCGAAAAAAGCGGAGAAAATAGGCACATTTCTTGTGAAAGATTTGTATAAGTGTAACTAATTAGTTACTTTTGCAGTGTAGAAATAACGATAAGAATGAAACGAAATTTGATATTTTCGCCGGAATACATTGAGTTTGAACAGAGTTCGAACCCTCGCACTCGTGAAAAACTACGCTATGCGGTAGCGATTTTGGAAACCGTACAGCCGATACCGACCAAGTTCGTGAAGAAACTGACGAACACCGATTTTTACGAGCTGCGAGTTTCGGTCGATAACGAGGTTCGGGTTATCCTGTTTTCGGCGGACAATGAAAATATCAATCTTGCATCGAGCGTTATCCTATTGAACGGCTTTGTGAAGAAAAGCACAAAGGATTACGATAAGGAAATTACAAAGGCTATCAATATTCTAAGAAAATTGCTATGAGTACGACAAACAACCGATTAACAGCAGAAGAATTGCAGAAACTCCGGCAGACGGATTTCAGCAAGAAGCCGGGGTTCGTAAAGGCCGAAACGGTACTTGCCAAAGAGGTTGGCGAGGTCGGCACTCCGGAACGGGCAGAGTTCGACGCAAAGGCTCGTGCCTGGTATTATGGCGAAATGTTGCGGGAGCGGCGCAAAGAACTTGGTATGACGCAAAAGGAACTTGCCGAGCGTGTCGGGCGGGAACGCACCTACATCAATCGTATCGAGAAAGGCGAGACCGATTTGCAACTCTCCTCGTTTATCCGTATCGCCGAGGCTTTGGGAATTATGCTTCGCCTTGATGTGAACTTGGCGTGAGGTAGAATCTGAAAAAATGAGGGCGGTCGATTTGTCCGCCCTTGTTTTGTGCTATGCTGCGTATTGTCTGTTGTCTTTCAGGAAATAAGGCAGCGTCCCATTCTTGGTTGCCTTTTGAATCCTGTCGTGATTCCTGATTCTCCACTCCTTGAAATTAGGCGGTACGTCGGACACCTTGTTTGCGCTTTCCCCGTTCAGCGGTTGTCCGAGCATTATCCGCTCGTTGTCGGCTTTGATTTCCTCCAATGTTTTTAGTATTACTACTGCGTGGCAACGACAATACGGATGCCAGCCCGTGAACTTGAAATTCTTGGGGTAGCGTCCGGCCAACTCATCGCAAATGTCGGTAAACGCTCGTCCATTGAGGGTGTGGTTATTCGATAACCTGATTTCGATGCCTACCACAAAATCGAGTTGCTGCCAACGTGTGTAATCCGATGTACGGTAAGCGATGTTCGTTTCTGTGGCAGCCAAACGGTGGGCGTTCTTGTACGACGAGCGATAAACTCCTTGGCCGGGATGATACACCGCCGCCCGTTGCGACAGGTGCAGTTGCCCGTGCTGGTCTCGTACACGGCGGAACAGTTTATCGGGGTGTTGGAGGTATTGTCGAAGTGTCCGGCTCATTTCATCGGCTGAAAGCCCGTCCCGCAGGCCGAGGTCGATGCCCATTTCTATCTCCGTTTTGAATTGCTCCGTGTACCGCCATACCCTGTCAGACAATTTCAGTCCACCGATTTTGCGTTCCGTGAACGCTTTGCAGGCTTTGTCGTTGGTGTTGTAATACTTGCGAGCCTGTTCCGGTGATAATTTCGTGGCGTATTCCCCGAATACGACGTTGCACAGTTCGTTGTTTTTGTTGTTCGCCAACGTCCATTCGGCCTCGATGCCGTTCAGAATAACCGTCGATATGCCCGTTTTTAGCGTTTGTAGCAACTTTTCGATGCGAGCCTTTGTGCTTGGGTAGTTGGCGAACGAAAAGGGCTTGTTGGGGTTGAAATTGGGTATTGTCGCCCCGATAGCGGCAGCCTCACGCACGGCAGACTGATAAATAGCTTCAATCTGCCGTGCATAACGCTCCACGTCTTTCAGGTGCTTACTCTCCCATTTGTCCAACCGTGCCATTGTTTCTCAATTCAAATACGTTGCATTGCGGGTCGTCCAAGAATTTCGAGAACTTCCCCTCTTTGTAGTGCGGGCAGCGGCACATAAACAGTTCGCCCCGCCAATTCTTTTCGTGCCAATCGTAACTATGGATGCAGTCCCGACACGAGTATTTCGGTCGTTCCCGCTGTTGCTTTTTCCTCGCTGCGGCCATTGTTATTCCTCCTCTATGCGGTCGGGAGCGGGCATTTCCTCCAACCGTATCGCTTTTATGGTTTCACGTCCCTCCAAAATCGCTTTACATAGGCGGTGATAGCCGTCGGCAATCTGCCCGCAATCGTCGAGGATAATAGGATAGTTCAGCGAGCAGTCCTGCACCCGCTTACATTGGAAGATGAACTGCGAGAGGTTATCCGCAGGGAACGGATGGTCGGTTAAATCTACCGCCCACAGCGGGAGGTCTCGGACTTCGTAGCCTTTGGCCTGTGCGAACAGGTATAGCGATTCAGCCCTCCAAACCTTGTTGCCTCTGACAAATTCGCTTTCCCCGAATGTCATTTGTGATATGCGTACTTTCGTCATGGGGCTATTCGGTTAAATGGAACGCATCGACGGTTTTTTCTTCGCCGAGTTCTTGCATCGTTTTATCAACGTCATTGCTCCAGCCGAGCATTTCGACGCTTTGCCGCTGTGAAATGATAGGTTTGCCGCCGTTGGCCGTCGTGAGGTTCGCAATGGTGTCCTTATCGTCTGTAATCGTGAACGGCGTTATCTCCATTTCCACTTGCAGGCTGTCCACGTCTTTCCATTGCTTTTCGGGCAACATCGTTTTGAGGAACGCTTTGACGACGTTCATTTCACGGTCGAGGAATTCAATCAGTCGCCCGCTCTCGTCCTTGACTTTGAGTTGGGCGTCGATGAATAGCTGCTTGCGGCTTTCGCCCGACATAGGGTTGGATTTCATACTCTCGTAACTCCAATCCGGCAGTTGCAACTGCGTGAAGAACGATTGCCGGAGTTCGGTAACAAAGAATTTCAGATTTTCAACCGCCTGCTCCCATGTGACATACCCCGCAGAAGAACCTTTCGGATATTGGAGGATGCTTTTGAACTCCTTGTTTTCGGGTTGTTCCTCGCCGAATTGTATTTCTTCGTCCGCAAACACGCAGAATACCGGTTTACTGTTCTTGCGGAGGTAATTACCGTTGCGGCTCAACGCCCATTCAATCTCGAACACGATTTTCGAGGTGTCCTCCCAAATGGGGGTCGGGCGGAACATATACACCCCGGGGATTTTGCCGAGGGTAATATCCTCGTCCTCGATGAGCTGCCAGCCGTTGTTCTCGTTCGACCATTTCAGGTGCTTGCTGTCGGTATAGGTGTCGAAGTACGAAACGGTTTTGCCGAGTTTCTTTCGGGTATAGCCCACCGATAGAGCAATCATATCGCCGTACTCATCGAACAACGGGTACAGTTCGTCCCCATGCATCGGCGAATAGTTTTTGCATCGCAGTTTCAGCGGGCAATTGAATCCGTAAAGGTCGTGCCGTTGCTCGACAGCGTACCACAGCGTCATAACCTCGCAACCGGCGAACAGCATATTACTCCGTTCGATGTTCACGCTGTCGATGCGGTTCCGCTCGTAGATTGCCTCCAACATTTTGGCGACTTTCTGCTCCCCGTCGTTATTGGGTTTATAGATGCGCTTGACAGGTATGCCGAAGCATAGTTCCGTCATACGTTTTACAGCCAATCGTTGCAGGTCGTATGTGATACGGGTAACGTAGTCGATAGAGCCGTCCTCGTTCACAATGTCGGGGTATTTGGCTTTGTTCATCACAGGATGTCGCTTGGGGTCGTATTCGTGTATCAATCCCCAGCGTCCTGTCCACGGCTGCACGTAAACGGCCTTTTCTTTCAGGTCGGAAATAATCTCTGTTACCGGTCTGTTCTTGTCGATGATTTCTTGAATTGTTGCCATAAATGTTTGTATTATAATCATTTTGTTTGCAAAAAAATTAGTACACAGCCTGTGCGATACGTTTTTTGTCCACCGGACGCTTGATGACAATCGGATAGAACGTGTTGGCCAGCGCATCGAATTTGTCGGTAGAGCGTCCGAGCCGCTTTTTGATGTCCTCTTTTGGTTCGATGACTATTTTGCCGTCGGAGCGAAATGACCACCGAATTTCGGTTGCCTCCTCTGAAAATTCTTCGTCCGGAGGTAACATGGCTCCCGTGTTATTTTTCGGATTGAGCCAATCTCGTATGCACCAAAACAGGTATGCCCGCATATTGAGGAACTTGTATTGCCCCGTAATGTCGGTTAGTTCTTTATCACGGGCTTTTGCTCCCTCGCTGTATTTGCAGCTGATGATATACGGGCTGTCGTCAATCTCGTGTGCCCGTGCATAGACACCCGCACCCTCGCCGATTGTGTCGATGCTAACGAACGATGTAGGGTGTTGGCGGCGGTGATTGATGATGTCGCCCGCAACCCGCATGTGGTCTGCCGTGCCGCCCGAATTGTGCTTTTTGAACGGCGCAACCCAATTCTCGATGCGGTTGCAATAGACCGTTGCGTCCCGTCCCATTCCAGCCACATCGACACCGAGCCAATTTGTTCCCGTGCGTTCCCCCTTGTATTTCCGCCAGCGTTCCTGCGCTGCTTCAATCCATTGCATCGGGATAAGCACATCATCGGCCACTTTCGGAAATTTGCCGAGAACCTTTTTGCGGAACAGGTCTTCGGGGCGATACCATTTTCCCTCGAAGCAGAAGTCGTCGAGTTCTTCCTGCACCTCCGATTTGTCGATACGGGTACACCATTGTTCGAGTTTATCGACAACCCATTCGTAATCGACCTGTCCGGGGATGATGATTTTATGTTCAATGACGTTCGGAGCGGTCAGGCTGTTCAGCCGGAATTTCGTCCAGCGTTCCCCTCGTTGGCTGCGGGCAGCATATCCGATAGGAGTGTTGGGGTTGAATACCAGCAAGACACGGCTGTTGCCTTGTAGGTTTCCCTCAATCGCTTCAAATGTGTTGTCGCTGATACCGGACGCCTCCGTGATGACGAACATCGTATTTACAGCGTGAAAGCCCGACCACGCCTCGTGGTTGTTCTCGTCGGCCTTGAATCCTGTCAAGAACCATTCATCGCTGTCCGTGCGAATGTCATAGGCGTTCAATCTGCCGGGCAGCACGATGCCTCGTGATTTCGCCCTGTTGTAGAGCCGTGAAATTTCCGGCATCATAATGTTCTTTACCTGCCTATCGGTCGGTGCGGTGAGGGCGACTTTCGTGTTCTCTATGAGTTGGCGTTGGGTGTTCCAACGTGGTGTCAGGTACAGAAACGATATGGCGGCGCAGGCAGCGACGAAATCTTTACCACGAGCCGTGCCGGAGGCAACAGACGTGCGGGGATTGAATTGGACACTGGATAAAATCTCCTGCTGCTCCCTGTCAAGGGTAACGCCGAGACCGTCCCGGACAAATCGGTTCCAATCCTCTCTCCACGAACGCATCAGGTCGATGCCCCGCCGCCGCAATATGTCATTATTTCTGCTCATTGTCGTCCACGATGCCACTCTCTATCAGGAACGCCGCAAAACTCATATCGCCCGAAATATCTTTCTTTTCAGGGGCGTACAGGCCGAGCAACTTCCGGCGTTCTGCAAGCTGCTGTCTGATTTCCGCAATGTACGACGGGTCGCCGAGGCGTGTTACCTCGGTTTCCGTCCGCTCGGTTTGATAGGTGCGGATAGATGTCGCCCCCGTTTGGCTGTCCCGTGTCGGCGAACCTTTCTGTTTGCGGGCGGTCTTGGTGTAGTCAGTTTTCGACTTTTCCCATTGTTCCCACAACTCCCTGCACGTTTCGTCGATACGCTCCAATTCGAGTTGTAAGGCCAAATCCATGTTCTCCAAGCGGCTTTCCCGCCACTCTTTGAGGAGGGTTTGGATGTCCCTGTTCACGGTGGCCGTCGAATAGGTTTCCAGCCCGAGACGTTTCATTACCTCGGACTGGATTTTCCGTATGCTGTAACCCCGTTTGTAGAGTTGCGCCACGATTTCGAGGCGGGATAGTTTCAACTGCCGACGCTTTCTCTGTTGTGCCTCGCTCATTTTACAACTCCTTTGTCATTTCCAAAAAACGCTGGTAATATTCGAGGTTGCAACTCGACAACTCGATATACGTCTTGCCATACTCAGGGAACGTGTGTACGGCAAAATGGCTTTCCGAGAGCAGCCACAGGGCAGTATATCCCTGCGGTTTGAAATTATGCGCCGTAAAGCGGAGGATATTGAACCCCGCTTTGCGTAACAGCGCATCGAAATGTTCCCTAATCTTCTGCGGGTTCGTCTCCGCTATCCACTCTGAAAAGTTCCAAATCTTCGCTTGCATATTCAATTTTTTTGTAGTTGTTCTTGATTTCCTTTGTGTTGCCTTTGTAGAATACGAGGATATTTTGGTGCATCTTGGCAACCTTGCGGCTCTCCATATAACGGGCGGCACGGAGGGCTGTGCTGGCTCCCGTCTCAATGAGGATGAGTTCGTTATACAGGGCGGCTCCGTTTTCTTTGAAGATGCGTTTCATATCGTCGATGAAATTGTAGTAGAAGCCAGTTTTCTTATCCCGAACGTCTCCGACAACAATAACCGCAAACCGGTTTTCTTTCAGACAGCCGAGGGCGGATTTGAAAGCGTTCGTCAGAATCGTAAGGAACTCCTCGTATGTTCCCTGATTGGACGCATCGTTTTCGAGGTCGGAATATTTTTCGAGGTCATAGTACGGCGGACAGCTAAACAGCAAATCCATACTGTTCGGCTCAATGTGTTGCCCGACGTTTTGCCCGTCATCGCAGATGTAGCGGGCGGCCATACCCTCCACCCGTTCATTGTTGAGTTGAGCCTGTTCCGGCCGGAGTTCGATGCCGGTAAATTCATTGCCGAGATAGGCCGATACATATCCGAATACGCTATCGCCAGCGAAACAGTCGAACGTCTTGCATTTTTCCAACCCGAACCAACGGCAAATGAGTTCAGCCATAACAGGGTCGAGCAATGATACGCCCGCCGACAGCACTTTGGCCGCCTCCCGCTCTTTGACCTCCTCCGGCACATATTTGTCGAGGTATTCTTTGAACGACAGGCCGAGCGATTCTCGATGCTCCCGTGTCTTTTGGTAGATGTCCTTGTACTTGATTTCGGGGCTTGTTATTAACGTGTCGTTGCGGCTTTCGCCCATGTCCCCGATAAGTTCCCTCCAAACCTTTTTTCGGGCTTGCCAATAGCCTTTGCGGGTGTCGAGAATTGAGAACGGAGGGATAACGAAGCGGTCGGCCAAAGAGCCGTTGGCTGGTTTGCTGCTTTCGCCTGCACTGTCGCCGCCGTCGTTGTTGTCGGACTGCCATACGTCCAGCCCCCAATCTTCGAGGTCTTCTGCCTCCCAATCATTCGCCAGCATATCGTAGTCCCATTCGCCATAGCCCACGTTGTCCTTGATGATAAACTCCTTTTGTTCTTCATCCGATAAGTCGGCAGCACGGATAATGGGAGCGGTCGGGTTATCCTGCCAACGTTCCCAATGTTCAACCAAAGCCTCTTTCTCGGCTTCGGTTTTTTTCTGAAAACCTCGAATATCGCACAGTCGAGATTTCAGGTCGTCAATAGGCATCTCGGCTATGAAAGTCAATGCCCGGTAACGCATATTTCCGCCCAAGCAAACGAGTGTATCGTCCACCACAATCGGGCGAAGTTCCAGCATCTTCGGAAAATCGAGAATCGAGTTTACCAACTTGGCAAACTTGTCGTCTTTGATGATACGAGGGTTTGCCCCGTTCACCCGTATTTGAGAGAGTTTTACGAGTTCCGTTTTCATAGTCCTATTCCCATACTTTGTCTTGTTGATATTCGCCGAACAGCCCCCAGCGGCACATAGACGCATAAATCGGGGTGTTCAACTTGAACTCCTTGCATATCTCCTGTGGATTGATGTCCATTGTCCCCTCGGCCAACGTGTTTTCCGCCGTGTCTTGAACGATGAAATCCACCGCCTGTTTGCCGATGCAGCAGGCGAGGGCGGTCGTTACGTCCGTTTTGTATTTCATCGAGTAGTTGATAGCGAGGCGGCGGGCGGCGAGGTTCAGCGTGAGGTCAGCCTTGCTTGCATCTTTCGTCCAAGGGGAACCGCCGCCGAGTTTACTGTTGCCTCCATAGAAATCCACCGCCAATTTGCGACCGGTTGTACCGCAGTCTGCGATAGACGAGTGTTTGACGTATCGGCCTGTGCCGTTGATGATGAGCTGATACCGGCCTTTGATACGTGAGCGCACAAAGTGTTTCACGGTCTTTTTGCTCGTGTCATCGAGCAGCGGGATTGCAACGATGACCTTTTCGACCTTATCATTGCGGGTAATGACCTGCGTTTTGATGTCGAGGCCTCCGATGCCACTCTCGAACAGGTCTTTGCATAATCTTTTGGCGAGGGTATGGTCGAGAGGCATTCCGCAGGTATCGGGACGGTACTCACAATAACCGAAGAAAATGCCTTGGTCGCCCCAGCCGGACAACCCTTGTGCAATGTCGTTGCTCTGTTGGCAGATATAGATAGCCACGTCGAGCAGGTCGCCACAAATGGTATTGTCAGCACCCCATTTCTGCTGATATTCTCGTGTGTACCCGATTTCGTTTACAGATGCACGGACAAAATCCCGTATCTCCTGTGCTGAAAAATGGTGCTTACTTGATACCTCGCCGCCGAGCGTTACCTGGTAGCCCTTGATTTGCACTTCAACCGCATAACGGGTTTGCGGGTCGTGTTCGATGTACCGGTCGAGGAGATATTGCGAAATATAGTCCGCAATCTTATCAGGGTGGCCGAGCGATACGAATTCTGAAAATTTTATCATCCTTTGAATTTGTTAGTTTCGACAAAATTAGCCAATATGATTGTATTATAATCACTTTTTGGGCAAAAAAATGAGTTTTCAGACGGAAATAGCCTGTTTTATCAATTCCAGCGTCTTCAACCTGCATAAGTCGTCGGGCGTTACTCTGAATATCCGCCAGCCGAGCAATGTTCCGGCATTGTACTTTTCGATGTCGCTGAGAAACCCTTGCGGGCGGGTATGACGTCCACCTGTCCACACACCACCCTCGACTTCGAGGGCTATTTTATGGTCGGGTATGGCATAGTCGAACCTCCATTTGCGGGTGGGGTGGAATAGGTATTCTTTGACGACCTCTATTTTTAGGTCGCTTTTGCATATAGCCGTGAACATATCCATTTTTGGCTGTTTCTGCGGCTTCTGTGCTTTTCTTTTTGGCTTGTCGGGTGTTTGCTTATCTGTTGTCATATCGTTTGAATTTGGGGCTGAATTCGGGCAAGACGACAAAACGGGGATTGCTCCCCGAATTGTGCCGTGCTTTTGTTCGCCGAATGTCAGAACGGGAGGTCGTCAGGGTCTTCGACTGCCTCTGCTGCGTTGGTAGTCTGCGTTACTTCCATTTGCCGCTGTTGGCTTTCGATAGGTTTCAACGCCCCGAATATGGGCTGTGCCATGCGTTCCTCTTCGCTCATGGCTTGGTACACCTCTTTTGCGAGGCTTTGTTTGAGGACGTGCGTATCGCCGTAACGCTGTTCCCGCATTTCAACGGCTGTGAGGTTCAGATACACCCCTTTCTCGCCGAGGTAAACTCCGCTGTCGTCGATAGGGATAACCAAGCAGCGTTTCGTGGCAGCCTTGCCTTTGAGGTTGGTTACGAAACTGTTTTTCAGTTTCAGGAGGTCGATTTTAATTCCAAAGTTTCCCATAATTGTTGTATTATTTGTTGTTGGGGATTATGTCGTCGATGTCGATAATTATACCCTCGCAGTAAGGTTCTCCGTCCTCCTTGATTGTGAACGAGGCGTAGGGAATATTGGAGGATATACGCCAACTCAAAGCCGGTTGGTCGTCGGGACACCACTCGGCTCGAATGAGGCGGGGATTGTCGTCGTTGTCGCACTCGTCCGAAATGGGAAGAACCTCGTTGCCTATGGCCTTGTGGTAGGTGTTTTCTTCCTCGCCGTCGGCATACAGTTCGCCGTCCAATGCCAGCGCATACTCTCCGCCGTCATAGGCTCCGACTTCATCACGGATAGCCCCTCGCATTTCGAGCAGGTCATCCGATGCACCGAACAGCACCAGCAGATTGTTTTGCTTGGCAGCCTGTTCCTGTTCCTTTGTCATTTCATCACGGTACTCATTACCGTTCAGCAGCTCCGCAAGCTGCTCTTTCGTCATTGTTTTCATTTTTTACGTTTTTGTTTTGTGAGTTTTTTGATTATCCTATTGAGATAGGCGTTTTCGTGTTCCAAATCCTTTATTTCCGCCCGCAGAGCCTTGACGGTTTCATTGTACCGTTCCCGCTCGAAAGCCGCAAAGGTCTTTTCAGTGCGGCAGGTGCATTGCGACATATCCCCCGAAAGAACTACCGGCCAACAGTATGGGATAAGCACCTTTTCGCCGTTTTCGGTGTATATGTAGTGGCATTTCATTTGGGGCTTTTCTTGTCGAGTTTGATTTTCAGCCGTTGGAAGTTTCGCAGTTCACGAATAGCCCCGTCAATAGCTATCCCCAATTCTTTGGGGTTGGGCATCGGGAGGTCAGCCCCTCGCCGCCACTTTTGGTAGTTGTGCAGATACTTGATGATTTCTTTCACTTTCATAATTCGATGATTTATAGTGCGTTTTTTTTATTTGCGTTTCGTTTTGGCTATGCAGCCGCCCGAATCGGCTTGATGTCCTCCTCAATCAGTCGAGCGCAAAGAGCCTCGCAGAGAACCCGTGCCATATTGACTTCCACGGCGTTACCGATGAATTTCTTTTGGTCGGCCTGTGTCCCGACGAGAACATAGTCGGAGGGGAAACCCATAATCCGTTTCAATTCCGGTATGCGGAGCATTCGCATTTTGATGTCGATAATGCCGTACAATGCCATAAATTGTTTGATTTTTACCATTGCGGGGCTGTCGTCCGGTTCGATAACGATAGCCATTTCGCCCTGTTCTGTCTGAATGAGGTACGGAGGCATTTTATCCATACGAGCGATGAGCGTAAAACATGGGCTATCGACTGAACCTCCTGCGGATTGGAATTGCGGGTTCATCAGGTAGTGCCATTTCCGGTTTGCCGTTACTGTCTGTGCCGGTTCGTCGATGCTGCTCCCTGTGTTTTTGAAACTCGTGTTCATTATCCACGGTTTGCAGGTAACGAGTTGGTGTTTGGGGTTGGTGGTAACGGTCGGAGCGGGTGTTTCGATGTCGCAGGGTGTCCCGTTCCCGTACTGCATATCAACAAATGCGAGCCGGTCTTTCGTCGTCAGTGTCGGAGCGGGTTCGTCGATGCTGTGGTTGTGCCCGTTGCCATAGTAGGCCGTGATGAACGAGTGGTGGTCTCTTGTGGTTATTGCTCCTGCCGGTTCCTCTACCGATACACTCTTGCCCTCCGGACTACCGCCATAATACTTGGAAAGGAAACTCACCTGTGCCACGCCGAGCCGACTTTGCGTTGCAACAGTCGGACACGGCTCGTCAATGCCCGGAGCATGGTATTTACCTGCTCGGCTCATGCTGTTCCATTTTACCATGAATGCCTCCTTGCCGCCCGCAACGAACTTTATCAGTCCCGCATATATCCGTTCCAGCGTCGCATCGACGAGCGGTTTTTTGCGTCCGAAGATGCTTTCTCCCTCGTCCGAAAAGTCCAACACCTCCCGCACGGGTTTCCAGCGGTGTAATCGGCCGAACAGCCCAGCCGCTCCCTCTTTGCTGTGCGTCGGTTCGGGAAACACAATCGGGAGGCTCCCTTTTGCGAAGATGCCGAAGAACCGGCGACGGGAGGTGTACGCCCCATAGTCGGCAGAGTTGAGTATGCGATGAACAAACCGGTAACCATACCCGCAGACGTTCGCCACCCATTGTTGGTACAATCGCCCTGCGTCCTTGCTTATCGGTTTGCCGTTTTCGTCGAGGTCGCCCCAGCTCATAAACTCCTCGACGTTCTCAATCTGAATGTAGTCGGGATTGATAGCCTCGATATAGCGGAACAGGTGTTCGGCCAGCGTCCGGCTGTCGGCATCACGGGGCTGCCCACCTTTGGCCTTGCTGAAATTCGTACATTCGAGGCTCGCCCATAATACAACGAATGCGTCGGGATAGAGTTTCCGCATTTTGGCAATATGGGCTATCAACGGGGAGAGTTCCAGCGTCCGAATATCCTCCGTGAAGTGCATAGCGTCGGGGTGGTTGGCGGCGTGTGAGGCTATGGCGTTGGCGTCATGGTTTACGCATCCGATGACCTTTGCACATTGCCGGCCTTCGTACCGAGCGTTCTCAACGCCAGTAGAGGTTCCGCCCGCCCCGCAGAATAAGTCGATATAGAGCAGTTTCATGGGCGTCATTTTTTAGGGTTAAAACCGAGTCCGGTCATTTCGTCGAAAACAGCCGCCACAACGTCGTGAACCATTGTACTCAAATGGAGCCGCCAATAGCTCGGCTCAATGAGCGTGAGGGGAAGTGTCGTATCTTTTTTGTAAACTTGTTGCTGCGTATCGAGAACTATTATTCCGACATTCAACATGGTGTCAGATACGCCGATAAACAGGAGTATGGTTTTCGATAGATATTTGCTGTACTGATGAATAGAGCCGTCGAAATCTTCCTCTCGGAGTTTGAAATTGTGGTCTTTGCAGTACTGAATTATATGTTCTTTTGTCGTTGCCATAGTCTATTGTTTTTTTATCCAAATTCCGCTCTGTTTTTTCTCGTATCCTTGTAAGCGCATAACCTCGGCATGCTTGCTCGACAGCAAATGATATACGCCCTTGTAATCCTGCTTTTCATACAACTCAACGAGCGTTTCCCAACTGTCTATAATGGGCTTGTACCAAGGAAAAATTTCACAAATGCGGGGCAGGTCATAAGCCGGTGAAACCTCTGCAAATGTTACGAGGTCATAGCAGCGTGAGAAGTCGTCGGCATCGTGAGGTATGTCGAATCTTCCAGCCGAACCGGAACCAACACCCATCAATCCGCACCACATTGTTCTCGATGAAATGCCGACATTGTGAGTGCCTATCCATTCAATCATTTTTTGTGTGTTCATATCAGTAGCGGAATTTGGTGAAGTGGATGATTGCCATAGGCTGTGCGAGGTCGTAGTTTTTGAACCAATTCTCCCAATCCTCGAACGATAAACCGTCGTTCAGAGCAATTTCGTTTTTTCGCTGATACACAATTCCGATACGAGGCAGCCCGAGTTTGCCGTTCACAAATTCCAGCCGTTGGATTCCCACGCCGTCCTCCTTTGTCAGCCGGGCAATTTCAACCTGTTTGCTGCGATAAGGTTTACCCGTCCATTGCCGGATTGATAGGCAAGCCTCACCCCGTTCAACCTCGGCGATACGTTTCTTCCAAAGTGGGTAGTTCGCACGTATCGTGTGGATTTTTGGAATCGTAGTTTCCCAAAAATCTCGGTAAATGCACGAGTAGTTATCTCGGCCTTTAATGAATTTTTCCCAAAAATGTGTTGGCTCGCCAGCCCGATTATGTCCGGTTGGGAACCGCTTTGAAAGTGTAATTACATACGTTTTCATACTGTTATTGAGGTTAAATGAATAATCCGAGTTCTTTTTTCAGTCGTTTGTCGGCGATTTGTATGTATTCGGGATTCAACTCGAACCCGATGTATTTGCGGTTGAATTTTCGGGCGACTATGCCCGTCGTTCCGGAACCCATAAATGGGTCGAGGACGATTCCATTTTCAGGGCATCCGGCCAAAATGCAGTCAGCCACCAATTTTTCGGGGAACGTCGCAAAATGCGCTTCTTGCAGGGGTTGTGTCGGGATTGTCCATACGTCTCTTTTGTTCCGAAATTCCCTGTCGATATATGCGTTGCCGCTTTTTGTCCGGTAAAACTTTTCGGGGGTAGCCGTGTATTTGTTACCGCCGTAGCGAGGTGCATTTGTCGGGATTGTGCCGCTTGTTACGGCTTTTTCATGGATAGCCTCACAGTCGAAGTAATATTTCGGGGATTTGGTGAGCAAGAAGATATATTCATGGGATTTCGTACACCGGTCTTTCATACTTTCCGGCATGGGGTTAGGCTTTGCCCAAATAATATCCTGCCGCAGAAACCAGCCGTCCGCCCGTAACGCAAAGGCCAGCATCCAAGGTATGCCGATGAGGTCTTTGCTCTTGTAGCCATCGAATTTCTTGACTATGGCCGAACGCCCGACAGTCCCTCGATTTGTCCCCTGTTTGTATTTCATGGCATTGTCGGGATAGTTTGCTGCCCCTTTTCCGCTGCCAGCATAGCAATCCCCGATATTTACCCATAATGTTCCCGCAGGGGCTAATACCCGCCTTACCTCGTGGAATACGCCGACCAGCTTTTGAATGTATTGTTCAGGCGTATCCTCTAACCCGATCTGACCGCTCACTCCATAATCCCGCAGGTTGAAATACGGCGGGGAGGTAACACAACAATCTATGCTATCGTCGGGCAGATTGCGTAACCCCGTAAGGCAGTCAATGTTATATATTATATTCGCTTCCATATTGTTAGAATGGGCAATCGTCGTCCGGCATATCGTCGTCTCGGAAATCAAACACGCTGCTGCGGTATGCCTCCTCCAACAGCTCTTGTTGGTGTTGTTGCAGGTGGTTGGTATTGTCCCATGCAATAGCGTCGAAACTTGCGCCGTCGAACGGTGTGTACCGCCCGTTGTTGATGTTGTACTTGAATAGGCAAGTCCCGCACTCTCCGAGGTGTCGGAACTTGACTTTCTGAACGTGAACCTCGACCGTATTTTCAAGGCGGTTCCGGTGAACCACGATGCCGAAATCTGCTTTGTTGTAGAAGTTGGCCGAGCCGCTGATGTCATACAGCGTCGGGGCTTCAATTACTCCGTCTTTGTTCTTCGGCTGCTTGGTCGGGTGCGCCATCAGAATTATGAGGATGTCATTGATTTGAGCGAAATTCGTCAGCTTGTCGAGCAGTTCGCTGATGTACTGCGTTTCATTCCGGTTTCCCTGTTGGCTCTCCAATCGGTTGTATGGGTCAATTACGAGGGCTTTAATGCCCCGCCGCCGGACGAGGAATTTGGCTTTTTCGAGGATTGTATCTACTCGGAAATTATCTGCTGGGCTGATGAAGTAAAAGTTATCTTCGAGGTGTTCTTTTACCAGCCGATATTCCCCGAATTTAAGCGTTTCCTTGCTGAATTTCTTGCCGGTAAACTTCTCTATCAACTTGGATGCGTGATAGGCGAGCGGGGCGTTTTCGGGGCTGAAATATGCGAATCTCCACCCGTACCGCATATTGAGCCGTTCGGCAATTTCGTCGATGAACTCCGATTTACCGCTGCCCGGAATACCTGTTACGATGCAGAGGCGTTTGGTCTCGAATGAACACAACCGGTCGAAATTGTCGTGCCCGATTGTTACGCCCTTTTGCAAGCCGTGTTCAAAAATGGCGTCCAGCGATTGCTCAAAGTCCGAAACCGTAAAAATACCCTCTACCTTTACCTCCGGCGCATCGTCGAGGCATTTCAGCAGGCTATCCCGTCCGAACTTCATCAAATGCTCGTTGGCGTCCTTGCATCCCTCCCCATATTCGAGAATGCGACAGCGGTCAGCTCCGAAACGCCGTAACAACTCGTCCCGTAAGATAACGCCTTTGGTGTCGGTGTCCGATGCGATGAAAATCGTATCTTTGTCGTCGAAATACTCCTCGATATAATCGTCCAGGTAAGAGAGGTTGGCATTTGCCCCGTTCGGAACGCTTACAACGTCGGTACGGCCACACTCAATGAACGAAAGGGCATCCATTTCGCCCTCCGTTATGATACACTCTTTTTGCCCTTTGATAGCGTCGATATTGTATGGCAGCAATTCTGCCCCCGATACCATTTTGAAACACTTGTCGCCCGTGCGGAACTTCGTGTTTACCAATTCGCCCCTGCGGTAGTAGTTGAATTGGATTGTGTTGGCCTGACCGTTTTTCTGTGGCATCCATTCCATACCCTCCGTAACCCGCATTTGTTCGAGCGTCTTTTTGCTGATACCCCGCCCTGCAAACCAAGCAATGGCCTTGCTGCTCATAGCAGTATTGCCTGTCTGTTTGGGTTTTTTGTATTCGGGCTTCTGTCGAGCCAGCGGGCGAGGGTTGTAAAACGGTTTGTCCCACCGCTGCTCTTTTTCGACGGCGCAGCCTGCCCACCCGCAGTAGTGGCAGTTGAATACACCTGTCGCCAAGTCCACCGATAGGCTTTTATCCCGTTTGTTGTGGCGGCTGTCCCTACATTGAGGGCAGTAGGTCTTGATGTTGCCGCTCGTGCGATTGTACGGGATTTCTATTCCCAACTCTCTCCACCGCATCATAACAGCACCCATTTTTGCGTTGAACTATCCCAAGCGTATTTATCGCCCGGACGGGGAGGAGCGTTCATCGGGATTGTAACCTTTCCCGACCCATACGTCCGGCGTCCGTTCTCGATGCGCTCATCACAGCCGAGGGTGGTGGAACCGGTTTTGTGTTGCTGGCCTTTGTTGGTGTAGTTGCCCTCCATGACCTTAACCCAGTTCGTGCCGTTGCTGAACAGCCAATCGAACGTCGCTTGCCAATTCGATTTGTTTTCGCCCCGCAAGAAACTGGATGCCTCGACTGCCTCAAACAAAGCCTCGCAGGTCGGCATCCAACTTTCGGGCTTGCCGAACTCGTTGAGCCGGGCTTTTATCTTAGCCCGACGAGGGTCTGATAACTTCGATATTTTCGGTAGGCTCTTGCATATCGAATTCCACAGGTCGGCAATATCCTGATAAGGATATTTTATTTCTCCTTTCTTTTCCTCTCCTTTGCTCTCCTCTCCTTTACTATGTTGTTTCGGGTTGCCGCTTGCATCAGTTTCATCAGTTTTTACGGGGTTTTGGCTCGCCATAACTCCGCCATTATTCGGCATACTTGCGTTTTGCCCCTCTGAAATGCGCTTCCGTTCACGGTTTGCGAGCAAAGAGGAGAACCGTTGCTGGTGGGCTTTGGAAATGAGTTTATTCCCAGCCCGCTGCAACAACCCGATTTTTACGCAGTATTCAACAATTTCGGTCAGCTCGCTAACCGATACGTCATAATCCGCCGCAAGGAGTTCGATGTTTATTTCCTCCCACTCAACCTCGAAAAAATCGCTGTCGGTGAGTGTTTCCAACAGGTAATTCCATACGGCATACCCTGTGTGGGAAAATTTACGGCGGAGAGCCTTTATTTTCACGTCATTCCGCATATCAGCGTCATGCGTGAAATACTCTGCATTATTTTTCTTGGGTCTTGCCATATCCTTAATTTTTAAGTGTAGCTAAGAGTGATTGCCGGAGGTTTTCGTTGTGGGCTTTCCACTCGAAATTTGCCAAACACCATTGTCGATAGCTGGCCGGAATGTCGGCGATGCGCTCGCCTTTATACTTGCCGAAAGGCATGACCTCGATAACGGCTTTCCGCCCGGCATCCATTGCGTCCACGTCCTGTTTCGTTACCCGTCCGATGTCGCTGATAGGTATGCCGCTCAACAGCTTCCCGCCGCTGCCGAACATTCTCCATATCTTCCCCCGTTCAAATGTGATGTCCTCGACCTTGCCGAAACGGGCTACATTGCCGCCGAGGTCGATAATGAGGGCGTCCTGTTTGCCCTCGTCGATACGTGTAGCACGCCCGATGATTTGGTAATACAGGGCGATTGAGGCCGTTGAAATGCCGAGAACAATACAATCTATCCCCGTGTAGTCGAAACCCGTTGAAAGCACCCGCACGTTGAAAATTACCCGTATGCGTCCGGCTCGGAACTCCGATATGACGAAATCCCGTTGCCGCTTATCCATATCGCCGTATATCACGGCTGAATTTTCATACCGTTGCGATAGGTCGATAGCGTCCTGTACGCTTGGAACAAACACGAGGATATGCTTGCGGTCTTTGTTGCTGTTGAGTGCGTCGATTATGCCGCCTGCGCCGTTGTTGGCATTGTATGCTTGTTGAACGCTGTATTCCGTGTATTCGGATTTGGAGGAGTTGAACACGAGCATACTGTCGTCAAAATCGGCAGCCTGATACACGAGTTTGCTCCAAAATCCGAGTTCTACCATTTCCCGAACCTGCCCGACGTGGATAATGTCCTTGAAAAAATTGCCTTTCTTGCTGCGGGAGGTCAGCATCACAAGTTTGGAAAAGGTGTTGCCGTCGAGGTCTCGGTTGGTCTGTAATTTGACAGGCGTGGCCGTTATGCCGAGAACGTGTGTGATCCCGCTTTCTTCGAGGAACTTGCCGAGCATACTATCGGATTCACGGGGATATAGATGCGCCTCGTCAATGAGCATTTTGGTAAAGCCCATTTGTTTGAATGTCGCTCCGAGCGACTTTATGCTGCCGATAGTGGCGTAGGTAATTTGTGCGATGTCCTTTCGACCGAATGATGCGGAGTAGATACCGGCGTTGGTTACGAACCCGCATAGCGATAGGTATTTTTTGTAGTTCTGCTCCAACAGCTCCTTTGAGGGCTGTAAAACGAGCAATTTATCCGTGCAGTTCTTCGCAACGAAAGCAGTAAGGATTGATTTTCCCCACGCTGTGGGGAGTACTATCAAACTCGGTTTCGGCTTCTTTTCGTTGAAGAATGCAATCGCCTTGTTTATCGGCTCTGATTGATTGGAACGTAACGTAATCATAGCCGTATAGTGTTAAAAAGCACCGTATTTAGGGCTACCACGCATAACAGGAGCGTAGGGAGGCCTTTCGGCCACTCCCACCCATATACAGTGCTATGTTCTTTCTTATTCATACTCTGTTACTTTTGGTTTTGCGAAAATAATAAAATGATTATAATACAATCATATTTTGAGCGAAGAAAATTTAACTGTTCAGTTTATACTCCCATAATTGCCCTAAAAAATCATTTGGTGTCATTGTCTATCTGCTTTTTATTGTTCAACTTCCTTGTCAGTATGACCGCTCGGCGTTTGATATTGATAGTCTTGGTATCTTTGTCGGGCAGGTCTTGTAAAGCAGCGAGAAGTTTGATAATTTCCTCTCGCTGCTGGTTTGATATTGCATACATTCCCTCTATTTTAGGATAAATCGGCGTGTGCCCGGTACTATCTTCGTGAACTCTTGTGCAAGGTCGGGGTGGACTTTCCCGAAAGCCTTGCTATCGAATTTTGCGCTGTCTTTGGACGTTTTCCACGTTGCGAGGGTTTGGCCTCCGTAACTGATGGCTTCTGCATCCCCGAAGCCCATTTTGATTTTCGATTCGAGTTCTTCTTTGGTGGCTTCGAGTTTGGCAAGTTCTGCTTTTACCACTTTCAGTTGATTGCAGGCCGAGAGGATGTCATCGCTAACCTCAATGATTTTTCCCTCCGTATGGCGGGCGTATTTCGTGATAACGTCCGTAACGGTAGTCGCATCCGGTTCCACGTTTCCGATGATGTTATCAACCCAAAAGCGTTCAACCTCCTCAATCATCCATCCGAAGAAGTCCGGAACAAATGCGATGTCCTTGTACCCGAATTCTCGGCCGGAACAGAGCCAAGCCAGCGAACCTTGCTTAAATTCCGAAACTCCGAGCAGGTATTGAACCTGGCAGAACCAATGCTTCGGCAGGTCGTCGGGGTCGATTGACATTTGGGTTGTTTTACACTCCAATATCCCTTTGTTGTTCGGGTTTCGGTGGCCGTCCAGCCAATAAGTACGGTCGGGGGAGGCTTGCAAGAACCCTTTTTCGTTGTTCTTGAACAACCAATCTCCGGCTGAACTTTTGATGACCTCTCGGCCTGTTGCGTCAGCCCAAAACTGCGATACGGCATCTTCGAGATAATGCCCGGCTTTCATCGCAAAGGTTTCGTCTTTGGGGGCGTCCAGCCCTTTTTTGCGTCTCCATAGCTGGTAAGGAGTTTCCCACGGATTGAGGCCGAGGATTGTCGCTACTTCGGAACTACCGATACCGTCTTTGCGGTATTCGAGCCATTCGGCTCGGTCTTTGGGTCGTATTACTGTATTGCTCATACTAATTTACGTCTTTAATGGTTTGGGAAATTGTATCTATTGCCGCAACTTTTGTGGCCTTACGGAGTAGGTCGATGAAATCGGAGTGTTGGGTAATGGCATTTGCAAGGGAGGGCACGAGCATCCCTTCTGAACCAACAACCCCTATGAGAGATGCGCTGGTGCGTTTACCCCCCCCCTCGGATTTTGCGATACATTCAGAGGTAATAATGATTACGCTCCGGTTTTCTTTGTTTTCCTCCTGCCACTTTTGCAGGTCTTTTACGATGTTTTGAATATCCATTTCTGTTAATTTTGAGGTTTTGAAAATAGGGAGGGTGAAAATCCCTCCCTGATATTTTTATTTGCGGGTTAAGTTGAAATCAGCCCATAATTTGATGAACTGCTTTCCGCAGTAAATGGCGAGGTCGCTGCTCCGCAAGCAAAGGCGAGAGCCGAGGTACGCAGGCGTAGGCGAGGGGGCGTTAAGCGAAGGCGCAGAGCCGAAGCCCGCATATTCAGTTACATAGTCAGCGGTGTCAATCATTCGCCGCTCCTGCTTTTCCCCGTTGCCCATGTCGTCGAGTTCCGCCTGTGTGTAGAGGTAAAACCAAGGATAATACCGCCACTCATCCTCTGTAAACTGTGGTTCCCAGCCCTCGTTTAAGGCAGCGCAGATGATGCGGAGTTTGAGATACGCCAGCATATCAGGGCTGATGTTGTCGGATTGGGCGCAAAACGCTCGGGAATCGCATACAAATGGGTGGTTGCTGTCGAGTGCAGCCATTGCGTCCTCGAACGTCTTGATACGCTCCGTTACTGGGCGGTCGTCTTTGGTTGTTACCGCATCGCCGAACAATGTGGCGAGCAGTTTTTTCGTGTTGTCGTCAGCTTGTTTGTACGCTGCTTCGAGATTCGATTTTTTGATTTCTACGTTATCCATTGTTATATTGAATTATGCTCTTTCGAGCGGTTATTTTTTTGTTACTTCGCCTGTTTCGGGATTCACGGCCTCCGATGTTTCGGAGGGTTGTCCGCCACCTTGTGTTGCAGCCGTAGCTGCGGCGGCAGCCTCTGCCACCTTGCGGCGTTTGGCCTCGGCTTGTTTTCGGGCGTCCTCGGCCAACTTCTCTGCGTCGGCGGTGTTCTGCTTGAATGTTTCGGCTACGGTCGTTGTGCCCTCCTTTATGGCGTTTTTCAAGCCGCTCAACTCGAACACCATTTCGCTGGTGATTTCCTCGATACGTTTCACGCCGCAGTAGGTGAGGATGTCCGTCTGCGATACACCCAGTTTGCCGAAGTAGGCAATCATATTCTGCCTGCGGGTTTCGAGGTCTATGGCTTTGCCGAGCGCAACCTGTTTGATTTCGTCGATGACCCGTTTTGTTACGGCTTTGGGAACTACTTTCAGAACTGCATTTCGGAAAGCGATTGCCGATGCTGCGTTGCCGGTTGTAACCTGCATATCTTCCGAGTAGGTTTTGCCGCTTTTGTCCGTGATACGGCGTTTCACTTCGACCGAAACGGCAAGATTGGTTTCAAGGTCATGGCATACGCCCTGTGCCGTGATCGTCTTGCCGTCGTTGCCGATGATACGGGTTTGTACCCGCATATTTCCCCACGCTCCGGCGATAATCTCTGCGAGGCGTACCGATACGCCCTCGATGAGTGTCCCCTGTCGGCGCAGGGCATAGAAACAATCTTCTGCCGTCGAATTGTCGAGCGTGGCGATTGTCTTGATGTTGTTCAATGCCCCGTAAATATCACGAGGGTACTGCTTTGCGGTGGCGATTTGGGTATCTACCTCCGCCCGGTTGATTGCTTGCAGCATCTCAGCCTGTTTGATTTCGATGATGTCACTCATAATTGCTGATTTTTTTTGCCCTCTTACAGCTTCGGGCTTTGCTTGCGCTGGGGGCAGGGTTCGAACCTGCGAAATAGAGGTGGCGAAGTCCGTGAGCGCACTTAAATCACCACCTTAGCGTAATGCCGCCTCGCCTCCCCAGCCGGTTTATAATTGCAGTTTGGATTGCCCCAATTCATTCATGCGTGTCCCTTTCTGCGGCAGCGGGTATTGGTGGTAGTAGGTTTTCCAACGCCGCCCGTCCTTTTCGTTCCAATAGCTTTGTATGTCGAATCCCTCGCTTTTGAGGAGCGATACAATTTTGCGGAAATCGACGGTTTTGCCGATGCGGTTTCCCTGTGCCGTTGTCATCCTGATTCCGGATTCAAAGGCTGCCCGGATGCGGGCTTTCGCTGTATTGAGGCTATCGTCCATAACTCACTTTTTTTTGTTGATTGCTGTGTAGGTGGTGGCTGCACTTTCAATCTCGGTGTTTGTTTGTATCTTGTTTTGCAGCATCCAATCTTCGATTTCCTCTTTCTTGAAATAGAGAGTACGTCCGTTGGGCTTGTAGTGCGGGATTTTTTGCCCGCTTGTCAGGCGATATATGTGCCCTTTCGTGAACCCTGTTATTAGGGCAACATCATCTATCGTCAGGACGTTTTTTGCCCCCAATAGGGCTATTTTTTCGAGCCGGTCTATTTTGGAGGTTAGTTCTTGAAATTCCTCCGAGCGGTGTTGTTTGTCTTTATCATTCATTGCGTTAGTCATAATCAAGTCCGTAAATATCTTCTATGCTACCTGCCCCGTAGCATTCTTCGCAACTTTCAACCTCTCTTGCATCGGCGGGCAGCAGGGCGTATTCTTCCTCGGAGATTCGGTCTCCGTTCTCGTTGTAGTAGATTTCGCCCGTTCCGTTGCAGGCAGGGCAGGTTATCATTCGAGGTTCCGGTGTGCAACTTGGGCAACCGGGGTATCCGTTACATACCGGGCAACTCATATCTCACAATCATTTTCATCGTCCATATCAGGCAGCAGTCCTGCTTTATCGAGCCTTTTTCCTACGAGGCAGCATAACCCCAGCGATGCCAGCCCAATTCCTTTCAGCAAGCAGAATTTTCCCAAAGCCATATCGTCTATTGGTTCGCCGGAAAGCCAAATGATGGATAGGATTCCCCATAAGCCTATTGCATACAGGCGGGTATATTTTGCGATTGTCTGTTTGTTCTTTTTCATAAAGCCGCAACCGTTGATTGAGCGATAATTTTCTGATAGTTATGCAAAAGCCTCACGAGCCGTCGATTTTCGCTGTTGAGTGTTTTGTTCGAGGCTTCGAGAGCCGTGATGTACCGTTGGTCGTCCATACCATTGCGGGAAACCGAAACCGGTTCCGTCTGTATCTGTTGTTGGGCAGCAGCCCGTTTTGACGCAGCTTTTTTCTCCCAATACCGTTGCTGGTATTTCTTGTTGTACTCGTACTTGGCTCGTGCAGCTTCGGGGCTTAACTTTGTACTCATAATTTTCCCTCCCTTTTAAGCCGTTTTTCGGCTCTTTTACGCATAACCCAAATAGTTGATGAAGAATGGATGTTGTACTTCTGCATCAAATGTTGGGTTACGCCTGTTGCACTTTGTCCGGGAACGGACATTAACTCGTTCCATTCGTTGTAGATAGCCATATCTTTGGCTTCCTGTTCCTCTTGATAGGCCGTTTTGAAAACCTTTTGTTCCATTATTTTTGCATTTACTGTTTGGTTTATTTTCGATTTCAAATTTTTCTTCATATTTTTGAATGCGGTTTTATTAAAACCCGTGTGCAAATATAAACTTTGTTTCGATTTCAAACAAAATTTTCGACACAAAGTTGCGATTTAATTTTAAGTTAGTTTGCAAATGACAGAAACACAAAGGGTTAAAAAGGTGATAAATTGGCTCGTTTTTATGGAATACGCCGAAAACGAGCGAGAATTAGCCGAGAAGTTAGGCTATACAAAGTCATCATTCTCACAGATAGTAAATGGAAAAGTGCCTTTGTCGGAAAGATTTGTGCAGAAATTGGCGTCTGTCGATAGAAATATAAACGAAGTTTGGATAATGACAGGCGAGGGCAATATGCTGAACTCCGTGGAGGCGGGAACAAGTGTCGTAACTATTCCGGCAAATGTTTGGGAGGTGATACAAACGCAGGCCGAAAGCCTGAAAAGCAAGGACAAGCAGATAGACGAGTTGGTTGCCTTGTTGAAACAGCAAATTGCGGAAGGCAAAAAAATGCCTGCCCAGCAGGGAGGCAATGCCACCTCTGCCGTTGCAGGATAATAGAGTTCGGACAAATCCGATATAAAGTACCGTTATATTGAAATTTATGAACACAAGGTTACTCGAAATAATCAAATATAAAACAGGCGGGCGACAACGGGAGTTTGCTGATTTGTTGGGCTGGACGCCTCAATATCTTGCCAAGTTGCTAAAAGGGGAAAATTTCGGTATCACGCCGGTAATGACAATCGTATCGAAGTTGCCTGACATCAACGCCCGTTGGTTTTTGACCGGCGAGGGGGATATGATTGAAGAACCCAAGTATGCGGACATTCGGAAAACAATGCTCGAAAATATGCTTGCATTGCTCGACATTGAGAAATATATGCCTGTAATGACCCCCGAAGAGTTGCGAGACTACGAGTTGATAGTTATCGGACACAAAAAGCCCGATTTCAGCCCCGAATTGGTTGCAAAATGGCAAAGATTATTACAGGAGCGAGAAAATAAAATAGACGCAAAATTCAAGGCCGCAAACGCCCATTCAGAAAAGATATGCATCAAAGCGAAAACGAAAAAATAACAGCCCGATTTTTCGAGGCTTTATACGCCCTGAAAGCAAAGGGGGTGATACGAGGGAAAAAGACGTTTACCGACCGATATAATATCAACCGGTGGAACCTGAATGCCCTCGAAGCGAAAAATCCCAATACCACGCAGAATAGCGCACAATTACCGTGGTTGGTGTACCTTGTCAGAGATTACGGCGTGTCCGCCCATTGGTTGCTAACGGGGCAGGGAGAAATGTTCAGGAAAACGCCGTAGCCGCTATTCTTTGTCGGTTTCTTCCGGCAATATGTTCGGTATCATCGACACGGCCTCTTGCTTCTTTTTGTCGAGAATCTTGGCGTATATTTGGGTGGTCTGAATCTCTTTGTGTCCGAGTAATTTTTGCAGGGTATAAATTTCTGCTCCGAGGTCGAGCATCAAAACGGCGAAAGTGTGCCGGCCTGAATGAAAGGTTATATCCTTTGTTATACCAGCACGAACTGCCCACATTCTTAACTCCGTTATCATATAGGAACTATATTTGAAGCCGACAAACACTCTGTCGTCGGGCTTACCTCGCTCGCCCAAGTAGGAGGCTGCCTGTGGATTGATGTCGAGATATTCTTGCCCGCCCGTTTTCTTCTGCTTGAAAATAATACGGGTGAACTCCCCGTGCTGTTGGACTTCTTTCCACCGCATTTTTTCGATGTCGCTCTTACGGATTCCTGTCAGGCAACTGAACATAAACGCCTTTTTCAAAGCAGGGTATTTGCAATGCGCCGCAGCCATAGCCTTTACTTCGTCGAGGGTGAGGTAGCATCGTTCCGATTCCCCCGCTTTGAACCCCTCGATACCCCGCAGGGGGTTATGGGGCATAATGCGGTCGTCGAACGCTTGATTTATACATGCCCGCAGTTTGTTGAAATAACTTACTTTGGAATTTTGCGACAACGGCTTTGAAATCTCGTCCGTTACTATCTTCTTGCGCTTATCCCTGCAACGGGCGGTTTTATCCAAATACTCCCGAAAGCCCTCTATCCATTCCGGCGTAATGTCCTTGAACGTGGTGTTCGGTTTGCAATATCGTTCGAGGTGTTTCAGGCAGCTATGCCAATTTCCCCAATTCCCGTTGCTGTCTGTGCTCCCGTGTCGTTTTTCGCACATTGCCCGGTAATAATCGAGAAAATTGGTTTCGAGTTTGTACGCTGCATTGAACCCAAATTCGCCGTTCTGTAATTCGACAATCCGTTTCGCTTTGACGGCTTCGGCCAGCTGCAAAGTCTGCCGGTTCTTCTCTTTGTCGGCTTTTGTCTTTTCGGGGACGAGATACATTTTCAGGTATTCATACGACCGCTTGCCGTTCAAATATATGTCCAGGTATAACGACACATTGCCTGTCGGCGTCGTCCGCTTCCGGAGGCGGATAGGTTCTTTTGCTGCTCCCATATTTGTTGCTTTTGTTGCTCAAATTATTTCGAGCAACAAATTAACAACAAAAAATCGACAAATCAAATACAACGTATGTAAAAAGAAACGCCCCTTAATAGGAGGCGTTAATCGTTCATTAATAGATGTTTATTTGACTTTATTAGCGGTTTATTTGTGCATTGTTTGACATTTGATTTCCTCGCTTCATTTGCCGATGCAAAATCTATTACTTCTTTCTAAAATAGGTTGTAACTCACTATGATATATTGGCTTATTTGTAACCAATAAACGCCACTTCGGAGGCCGGGTAACAGACGGGTAACAGAATCGAATGAAAAACCCTCTCAACGCCCGATCTATCGGTCTGTCGAGAGGGGTATTCAACGCAACTGATACGGGGCTATCAGTACCGCAAAGATAATGAATTATTTGGATTTCTATTGCTTGGTGTAGATTATCGCATTCTCGGCCTCGGTCAAGCCATAATCCCACATTTTGAAAGAGGAGGCGTCGATGACCTTGATGTTGCGCTGATCTTCGCTGTTTACTACTTCGCCGTCCGTTCCGTATTCAAAGAATGAGATCGTCGGGATTGCTCCCTCATATTTTACGTCGATTGAGTAATAGCAGGTCGATGAGCCGCTGATCTCTTCAAATCGGGTGTCGGTTATGACGGCGGTTCCGTATGCTGTAAAATCCGGGAAAAGGATTACCGTCGGCTTGATCTCTTCCGGCTCGGAATAGGGCTGAAAGACGATGGTTTCCGTATAGGAACCGGCGGATGATAACTTATCCTCATGGAACCCGATATATCTGCCGTTCAAAGTCTGCCAAATCTGTTTGACGGTTTCGTCCATCTCCGGCTTTGGGGTATCGTCTTTGGAGCAAGCTGCGATGCAAAGGGATAGGAATAGAATAGATAAGAGTTTTTTCATAATATGATGGTTTTATGCTTTCAGAAAATAAACGGGAATAATCGGGAGCAGGGCTTTGTCCTCCTCGCTCATGCGGTCGTAATAGCGAATCCATAGGTCGATGAACTCGTCGATGTCGATCAGACGCAGGCAACGATGCCCGTTGCGGGCTTCTTTCTTGGATTCGCTGGTGAATGTCCCCGATGTAACCAGCAGGCCGACCTCGCCCTCTTTCACGAGAACCCCCAGCAGACTGCGGACGACATCGACGGAGATTGCAGAGGTCGGATAATGCTTGACCTGTACTTTCAACTGCGGGGCGGTCGTGCCGAGCGGGTCTCGGTAGGCGATAATATCAACGCCGCCATCCTTGCCTTTCGGGGCGATGAATGGCGTATAGTAGCCCATTGCCCGCAACAGGGCGGCGACCAAATCCTGAAACTCGTAAGGGTTCTTTTTGATGATATACTCCCGAATGCCTTTCGATGCCTGACCTTGCAACATATCCAAATCATCGGGCTGATCCGCATTCTCCTCGATGACCGATACCGCGTGCTCTTTCTGTATCTTGGAAAACTTGCCGTGAAAATCGGCGAAGAACTCTCCGGCTCCGGCGGCAAGAGCTTTCGCACCCTCTTCCGTCAGATGCCAAATCCCGCTCTTTTTGACGAGATACCCGACCTTGCCTACCTCTATCGAATAGAAGTTGAGATACGCTTTCCAGCGGATGACGCCGCTCTTGGTTTCCTCTTTCTCATAATCGGTCAGCGGGAACGATGATGCGAGGGTTGCGTATATATCCGAAATCCTCATTTCGCCGCCGTTGGCCTCGATTGCTTTCATGGCGGCAAATACGATCTCCGCCTGCCTTGTTGGTTTCTTTTCGCTCATGCTATCCGTAAATCAAACATTCGCTGCTGTTTCCGGATATGCACACAAAAAGCGTGGGCGTTCCTGTCGGTTTAGAGGTATCGCCAAACACCTACGGACTAACAAGGAAATGCCCACGCATAACGCAGGCATTTACCATTGTTTTTTAAGTCCGTTGTGAAATTGGCGATTTCCTAAACCTTAAAAACAATAGCAAACGCTATAATATCAAAACTTTTTCAAAGGTACAAAAAGTTTCTGAAATTTGGAGCTATTATTATAATCGGCTGTATTGTTCGCCTTTGCGCCCTCAAATAAACCTCCGAATCAAGGGAAAAATCTTTTTACGGAGCAGTACGAGAATGATGATAATTGCCACCCAAAAACCGCGTATTTGCGTCTGTTGCCACCATGTCAATTTGCGCTCTACCTCGACGATCTTTTCAACCTCGACCTCCCGATCCCGATAAACGATGCTGTCCCGATATTCTATCGGCCGCTGCGTCGGTATTTCCCGATCGTCCGTCTTGTTTTCGAGCGAGTGGGATAGCGACCCGTCGGGGTTGATCCTTGCGTCCGATACCGCTGCCGAGGTTTCGAGGTGGCTCGAATCTTGGCGGACGGTCTGCTCGGTTCGCTCGGCCGGCAGTTGCACCCGTACCGTGTCGGGAATCCATATTGTGCGATGCCTGATCTCGACATGCAGGCTGTCCCGCGTCCCGGTCGAGGTCGTCAGATGTTTGCACGGGCAGCAGGCCGACAGCAAACCGATGATAAGGCACAAAATCAGCGTTCTCATACGATTTCGATTTGGATTGGTTCGCCCCGGTCGGAGGCCGTTTTGAGCATGTCATAGACCCGTCGGAATGTCGCCGTCGAGTTCAGCACCTTGCCGACCTCCTTGTTTTCGCCGACCAATATGCACCCCGCGCTATCCTCGGCGGTATTGCCGATATGGATCAGGATGCCGTCGAACTCCGGCACATTGAGCAGCCGAGGCAGGTAGCCGTCGCAGAATTTGTACTGCGCCCGATCCTTATACTTCGGGGATTGGACTTTCAGCGTGATGTCGTATGTCCCGTAGGGGATAGCGGTTGCGGCATACACTTTCTTTTCGCCATTGTCGAACCGCCCGTTTTTGTTCAGGTCTCGCACGGCATCTTCGATGGTGTCGCAGACCTTTTGCCCGTCGATGTAGAGCCAGCCGATGGTATAGGTCGGCTTCAATGCGATGCGTTTCAAAAGTAGTTTCATAGCCACGCGAAAATTTGAATGATGAAACCTCCGGCCATTGTATAGGCCAAGTCAAGCCAATCCCATCCTTTGTAGCGGTATTGGTCGAAAGCCTCTTTTGCCACCCCTGCGATGGCGGCGAATAAGACGCATATTTCAGCCGTATAGGGAATGACAAGGGCGAAAAAGGCTGCGATTACCGCACCTGCAATGAGGTGCAGGAGTTTGTCGGATGGAATACTCCCCAGCCATTTCAAGATGGCGGTCAGAATATTTTTGATAGTTTCCATGATGTTGTGATGTTAGTTGGATAATAGGGTTGCTACCTGAATACCGCACTTGCGAATAGCCTTGCCGACAGCGGAGGCGTCCATCTGTTTTTGTCCGCAAAATGATATGCCGATTGCTCCGAGCGGCTTTTCTCCTGCATATAGGGCGAGAATGGCGACCTCGTTCACATTATTCGACTTGAACTTGAAATACATTCGTTCGTCGATCTCCTTGATCGTTTCGATAGCTCCCCAATAAAATCCGTCGTCAAAGACTTTCCCGATAAAAGGGTATTTCGATAGCTGAAAATCGGTATATTCGTCATCGACGTTATTAATGCTGTCGGCGACCTCTTCGATTCGCATATCGCCGTATAGGAACGGTAATCCTGATGATAGGTTTTTGCTCCCATTATGCAGCTCTATGAGCCATGTACGGTCGGCATCGAGCGCATATAAGAGTTTGCGCAGCATCAGACGAATATCCGCATCTACCTGAATGCGCTTGGATACCGATTCATCATGTTGCTCTGCTTGGATTGATTCGACTTTATCCAGCACATAGCGCGGATTGGTGATAGTGAGGATTACAAATCCCGTGAGGAGTAAAAGCAGGAGCACCCGCAGAAAACGGAAAAATCCGTACTTCTCCTCCATTTTGAGTAGCTTTTCAAGCCACCCGATTCCTTTTTCAATCTTCTGTTCCATAGTGGATTTAATTTTCAACAAAGGTAATAAATAGTATCTAATAGGTACTATTTTGAATGGGAAAATTATTATTTGGTTCTGACGGCACTTGTGATTACGGGTAGGTATTCTATAATGAAGAGCTGTATTATCCTTGTGATATTTTCAGAGTAGTTCCGTCTCTCCAAACCTGTCCATAAACTTTTGGGTCGGAAGTAGGAATACCGTCCATTAAAATCTTCAAAATTGGATAACCATTTGTATTTGTATTTTTTACTCCTACTATAAAATTAACCACCCTTGCATTACGTTGGCCTCTTACCCATAAATTAGCATTATCTGAATTAAACTCAGATAAATAACTTAATCCATCAGGGAAGTCTCTATTTAATGATATGGCATTAGATGATATGGCGGCATATTTATTGGCTGCGCCTCCTTCTCTCGGCATTACATTAATGAAAGATCCGTTTGCGTCGGAGGACCAAAAAGCTATTAGTGTATCATTATAATACATTTCGATACGCCGGGAATTGGGATTCAATACTATTCTTGAACGATCTTTATTCGTTTCGATACGAGCACCAATAATATTAAATGCGCCTGAATCACCTATATTCCATTCGAATGCTTTATTGGCATCTCCTGCTCGAAACTGATTCTTGATTAGGTGCCAAAAAGATTGACCGTCGGATGATACAATTTTATCGGTCGTGATGCGGCCGGGCAGAATCTCCGAAAACCCATAGAGCGAAACATAGCTCCGTTCGCCGTCATATTCGCTATTCAGAATACCTACCAGCAGATGATAATACCCTGCAACATCATTCATCTTGATCGCTCGATCAGAGAGCAGGAAATCGCTTTTTGCGGTGGTGTCCGTGCGGCTGACCTTGGCATATAGATAATACTTCTTTTCGCCATTGTCGAGGTATGGTGAAAGGTATTCGCTCATCTCCCAAACCTTGTACTCCGAATCGGCATGAGAGGATGAAATCGTTCCGATGCCGAGCGTCATGTGCTGGATGAATCCGTGCGGGATATGCAACTGCTTTGCCGCATTGTCGTAGGTGATACCGTCGTTTACCGCCGTGAGGTCGGTTTTGCTGGCGACGAACCGGAATTGCAGGCTCTCATCCCCGACGAGCATCATCATCGTCTGCACGGTCAGCGGATTGATGGAGTTCGTGAAGTTGTCGAGCATTGAATCCTCCAACATCGCCATTGTTTCCCTGACATCGCGGAACCGACGCTTGGTATAGCTTACGGCGTTGCGGATGCTGTTATCTGTCGCCACCTCATTTTGCCCGATCTCCCGAAGCTGTGAAGATACGCTCTTGCCCGAAACCGAGTTTGAGATTTCGAGAACAGGGGCATACGGTGAGGTGAGGTATTCCTTGATACCCGTGATGCGGATTGCTATGCCATCGGGAACGAACTGCTCATCGGTGAACAGAACATATCCCCCGACTTTCAGCCGACCACCCACGCGGAGCCAATTCTTTTTCGCCCATAGTCCTTGCAGAGTGCCGGTAAAGGTGAATTTCGGGTCTTCGTTCTCATAGAGCTTACGGGCCGCTTCGCGGAACATATCCCATGATGCCCCAGTCTTATCCGTATTGTTACAGATATAGGAATCCGGCAGCATGATACCGAAAATGGCGTAGGTGTCGCCGACGGCGGGACTGAATGTTTCGTTCGGCATCGTAACCCCGTCGATTTCCTGCGGCACGAGTTCAAAGCGGCGTTCCGAGTGATTGTATTTGAACTCGAACTGCTTGTCGTCGCCCGCGAGCATCCCCTTTTGGAAGATGATCGTCGCCGTCTCGCCCTCGATGACATAATCGTTGAAATTCAGCTCTGCGGGGATGGAATTGTCGATGATGTCGTAGAAATTCTTTCCTGCGTCGATGCACTCGACCGCCGATACTGTTCCCACGCGCGAGGGGTATATCTCGGAGCAATCGAGGCTGTCCTCCTTGACTGCATCGGAAACTTTGTCGATGCGCTCGATGGAATATCCCTCTGCGTCGGATTGATAGATGCGGCCCTCATAAACGAGCGTCTGCGACTTCGGCAACAACAATTCCGCTGAGCCGTATTTTGAGCGGTCGATATTACGATCTCCGCCCTGAACATAGAGCCGTTTGATCGGCAATTCATCGCTCTGCGTGGTGCGCCCGACACCCGGCTCGAAGCCGTTACCCTTGCCGTATGCGAGCGGCAGGGGATCATCCTTGAAATACTCGACTTTATGCAATGAAATCGTATAGTCGTTGATTTCCCACTCGGTCTCGAATTTGTTTGCGACATCCTGCAATGCAGCATCGACGTAGGTGTGGTTGAACTCGACCGTCTGCTCCGCCGCATCGAGGCATTCGCCGACTTTCCAAACTCCGGCTCCGTCGCGCTGGTTGAGATTCCAGACGATAGCTTCGACGAGTTCGTGGGGCTTGGCGCACATCGACCATTTGAGGCGTTTATCGACGGGATTACGCATCTTATACAGGCTCATGTTGTCCTCCAATGTTCCGAGGGTGAGCGTGTATTCGATATTGCGGGTTCCGTTTTTCTTGATGTTTTCCGGCGATCCGAGTTTGTATTTCACGCCTTGATACTCGCACCATGCCCCGACCGGAATTTCGACAAATTCCGATAGGGAGAATTTCAGGACGAGTTGCGGCTTGGACATGAGGGAGCGATAGCGGTAACTGCTATCGCTCTCCTGTACGTCCAACGTCGTGTTGTTGAAATGCAGGGTCAGCATGATCTGATTTTATTCGATGTTCAGCTCGGCGCAGTCTGCGTCGATTTGGGCTTTCAACGTGGCTCTCGCTGCGAGAAAGTCCTTGTATGAGGCGATCTTCGCCTTTGCCTCGTCGCTCGACTTGGAGCCGCCATATACGCCGAGATTGGCGGCGTTGTACTCATTGATGAGCTTCTGCTCGTAGTTGGCATCCCACATTGCACGGATGGCGGCCTCGGTGATCTTGTTGCTCGATACGGAAGCCCATACGATTACCTCATAGCAGGAATACTGCGTGCGCGAACTTTCGGCGGCGGGCTGATCTTCGCCCTCTGCCATGATCTGCTGCGGGGCGTCCTCTTCCTGAATATCCCAACGGTAGATGTAGCTTCCGTTGCCTACGGCCTCGAATTTAGACGGCCTTGCATCGTAATACGAACGTGTCATAGAATTGCGATTTAATGATGGTTTTTAACAAATGTTTTGAATTGGAGACTTTCGCCCATCCGTACCAACTGCATAGCTTCTGTTTGTAGTCTCTCGCGCTGATATTGAGTTTCTTATTCAGACGCGCGGCCATGCGGCAGAAATTCTGCTTGATGGATTTGCGCATGAGCGTTTGGTTGTGGTAGAATACGAATCCGACGAAATCGAGGCCGCGCCCGTGCTTGTCCGCCCGGTTCTCGGCAATCGGAAATATCTGCTCATTGCCTTTCAGTGTCAATTTCAAGGCCGCGAGATACTTCTTGATGTCGGCCAGCAGGATGTGCAGCTCCTCTTTCGTGGAGGCGAGAAATACCATGTCGTCGGCATATCTGAAATAGTTCCGCACCCGCTTCTCCTCCTTGATCCAATGATCGAAGTAGGCGAGCATCAGGTTTGCGAAGTATTGGCTCAAATAGTTGCCGATAGGCACGCCGTCGGTGCTGTCGATGATCGTATCGAGCAGGGCGAGCGTATCCTTGCATTTGATTTTGCGGCGGATGATGGTTTTCAATACGTCGTGGTCTATCGACGGGTAGAACTTCCGGATGTCGATTTTGAGGCAATATCGGGCGTTTTCCCGGTCTTTGATGGCCCGCTTGACATTCCGCATCGCTCCGTGAATCCCGCGGCCCTTGATGCAGCTATATGTGTCTTTTGTGAAGACCGAAACCCATATCGGTTCGAGGATATTCATGATTGCATGGTGCAGAATGCGGTCGGGGTAATACGGCAATCGAAATATGATCCTCTCTTTCGGCTCATAGATCGTGAACGTGCTGTATTCGGAGTTCTTGAATGTATGATTTTTCAGCGTTTCATGCAGGGCAAGGATATTCGCTTCACGGTTTTTGTCGTGAAGCAAGACGCCATACGAGCGGAGTTTCCCGCGCCTTGCCTTTTCATCGGCGAGGCGGAGGTTATCCAGCGATATGATCTTTTCGTATAAGTTTCCTATACGCTTCATTTCGACGCTTTGCTTTTCATATTCGGGGCGTTCGGCAGTTCGGGATGCCCGAAACCGCCTACTAACTCCTTTTTGAGGTGATATTTTTTGCCGAGAGGCAGGGTCGTTGCTCTCAAAATTTATGTTTTTACCTTTCTGAAAATCATTGGCGAGACCTGATATTCGCATTCGTATTCGAGGGCGTGTTATTCGAATTCGCATACGCAAAACCGGCATTCGAGCTGTTATTCGCATTACCGCTGAACAGGACACCGCAAGAGCAACCAACCTTTATACATCCATTACTCCAAATAGTACCGTGTTCCCGATGCCCGCATCGTTACCCGTCGCGGGAATTTGTCCATTTCCCGAATCTTGGCGAGGACATATTTGATTTCCCGCGAATTGGTGAAGAACTTGCATGCATCGCGGTCGTGATCGTCCCGATTCATCTTGATCTTGACGAACGTCCGATTCTCTCCGAACTTCGTTTTCACTCCCTCGATGTAGTCGCAGACCCAAAAGGTGAGGTTTATCAACTTCTGCTGCGTCGTTTCGGGGCAGTTGAAATGCTTGTTGGTTTCATCGGCGGGGATTTTCAGGAAACCCAGCGAGCCGTCATCCTCCATCGGATTGTGGTTATTCTCCATTGTCGTAGCGTTTAATTATTGGCCGAGCGTGTTTTCTGTGGCGTTATGCGGGGATAAAGCAAAGGCGAGACCCGACATTCGCAGCCGAATACGAGGGCGCGTAATACGAATACGCAGACGCAAAACCGGCATACGAGCCGTAATACGCATCACCGCCGAACAGGACACCGCGCAATGCTTCGGTCGTCGGAATGTTAGTGTAATGGTAATCGCAGAAATAGGTCGAAGAACCGCCTCCTACGACGGAGGGCATGATCTCTCCTCCCTCGCCGAAAATCACCTCTTTGACATATCCCTCTGCGCGGGCCTCGTTGCCTACATGAGCGTAGCCGTCGTAGCCGCTATCCGAAAATTTGGCCGGATCGGTGCAGACGAATACCTTGCTTAATCCGTCGCCGCTGTTATCCTCGGTCGGGCTGATACGGATGTTGATACCGTCCGTCCATTGCCAAATATGGCCGAAAGGATTCTCGACACCTCGATAGCGCGGAACCATGACCGTGCATCGGGTCGATCCGTCCTCATTGATGACGGGGTATGCGACCTCGCCCGTGCCGTTTCCGAGTTCGTCGGTATGGCCGCACGGCACGAACGGATAAGAGCCGTTGAACCCGCCCCAATCGGACATGTTTGTTACACCTGCTCCGAGGCCGCCCTGCGCATAACCGTTGCTGTCCTTTTCCGCATTGAATGCCGCCTGCGAGTTGAGCGTGGCATATTCGATGGCGAAGAGCCAATACAGTTCTTTTTGGATGTCGTAGGTCATGCAGTTCCATTCCGTCGAACCGGACTTGCGTTTGCGGGCGTAATTGCGGAAATTGGTACGGGAGATACCCGTCGCCGGGCGTCCGAGGAACGTGCGATAGGTTCCGTCATACGCCGTATTGTTGTTGCCGCCTCGGTAGTCGGCATCCATATTCACGACCGAGCAGAGGGTCGTCGTGCTGCGCTGTATGGTAGCCTGATACGCCGAAACGTATCTATTCCCTGGGACGAGACGATAGCCGGGGAGAGGGTACTCGCTGATGCGTACCCGCCGCTTCGTGCCGTCAGTCTCGAATTTGCGGTAGTGCATGGGAAGTTCGACCATGACCTGACCCCGCGAGCCGTCGCGCGTCTGTCCCGTCCAATTTGCCGGATTGAGATATTCCACGACCTCGCCGTCGTCGTTGAGCAGGCAGCCTTTCATCCGGTTGTGGATCGGCAGGCTCTTGTGCAGGGAGAGATTGCCGATACGGGTGCAGGCAGGCGAGGATACAGCGGTGTCGAACTCGATGCCGTAGCTGCATTCCTCCTCCATGTAAGGCAGGAGCGTTGCGAGCGCGGCCTTTTTGCTCTCGCCGTCCTCCAATACCTCGCAAATGAGGTTGAACGGGTTGGTTCCCGATACATCGGGCAAGTCGCTCAATCGCTTGCCATTCTGAAAAGCCTCGATAATCTGTTCGAGGATTGCTTCTTGTTCTGCTGTCATAGCTATTTGTCGTTTAAGAATTTGAAAACCGTTTTTCCTTTCGATGCGATGAACATCACCGACGATGCGGTATTCAGCCGCATTTTCTTTTGCCTACGGGATGTCGCCCATTGGCGCAGCCGCCGCGATAGGGAGATGAAAACCGAGACGATCATACCTTTTCGACGTAAGTCCCAGCTCCCCAATAGAGGTCGTGAGTGTTGAGAAAATCCGCATTCGGTGCGATGGCCTTGATCGCCATCGGCGACCAATCGTTGAGCACTACCGGAGCGTCGGAAAATTCGTCGTCCTGATAGCATTTCACGCTCAATACGGCGTCCACGGTGGAGCTGCTGTATTTGGGCCTGATGTAGATCGAGAACAGCGCGTCATTCGGCAGGCTGAAACCGTCTGCGAGGTTCTCGATCTTGCCATGCGAGAGGATGCGCCCGCCATTCATAAATTCGCTGATGTAACCTTGTCTTGCCATAGCTTGATGTTGTTTTTAATTGAACCTGAAATTACCGTTTGCCGTGAGGCGGATCGACGAGAGTGTTACCAACCTGACCGTAGGCTTCGAGACCTTGATCTGAATCGTCTTGTAGAGGGCTACGTTGCAGGTCGGGATGACATGGATGATGCTGGTTCCGGCGGCAAGGATCGTAATGCGTCCGTCGGGAGTTACCGATACGGCCTTATCGTCGCCGAGGAACAATACATTCGGCTTGACGCTGGCCGGAGTGAGTGTGGCGCGGATGAAATTCTCCGCCATATTGCCGACCAGCAGGCGCGAGGGGTATTCTACCGTCATTGCAGTCGGCACAAGATTCAGCGGTTCCAATTCCGCAGCGGCGGCGATCACCTCCTCGCAATCCTCTTTCGCCTCAATCGCGGCGGCGGTGGCATTGCTGGCGTTCGTGGTTGCGGTATTGGCGGCGGTCGTAGCTTCTTGTGCTTTTTGCGCGGCATTGATGGCCGATTGGGCACTCTTCGATGCTGCATCGGTGACATCGGTGGCATCTTTTGTCGCCGCTTTCATCCCCTCGACGACCGACTGGATATATTCGAGCGACACCTTGACGCTCTTGTTGAATATATCGACACCGATAGTCCACAGCCCTTTGAATGAGGTGCATTCGGGGAGTTCCGATATTTTCTTCTTTATCATATCCTTGTAGAGTTAAATTCTAAATACAATGAGGCCCTCTTCCGGCTCGGTTATCACTACCTCCTTATCCTCGGTCGCCAATACGCAGTAATTACCGTCGGGCCGCGAATCGGGAAAGGTCAGGGTTACGGTGAACTCGCACCACACCCGCCCGTTGCGGCGAATATCGAACCGCGTTACCGCATTGCTCTTGTAGTAGCAATTATACTCCTCCAAAGAGTTGTCGTTGTATAATTTGCGCAGTTCGGGTTTCAGCAGGGCGGTGAAAAGCGCATACCAGCGTTCCCAAAATTGAGCGATGTTATCGGCATAGATAAAGAGCTTTATCGCAACGTCTTTCGCCTTGTAGAAAACCGATTCTCCGTCATAGCTTACTCCGGGCCGATTGGTTACATCGACTTTCAGATTCTCGCGGACATTCGGGGCTTTCTGAATATTCCGATCCGTGCCGTCGAGGACATAGACCCCGAAGTGGGAAAAATCGACATCATCCATCTCGTACCCGTTCTGCTTGAAGCCCGCCGGTGCTGTTGCATAGGGAGCCTGATTCAGCAGCGTATTGTACTCGTTCAGGCTCTCGATGTCCGTCTCGTCGGTCGGATAGACGGGCGGGAAGTCATCGGCGAAATTCAGCGTGATTTTTCCGAGCTGGATTTTGGCGGACAATGCGGGATTGGTCAGAAGCCGCAGTTTGTAGGACTTGCCGAGTTCGGCGAAGTCGAAGATATGATACGATCCATCGGAAAGTACCTCGAATAAATCGCTCGCGCTCAAAATATCGGTAATGCAAAACGGAATCGAAAATGTTTTGCTATCAAGGAGGGGGGCGGATAGATCGACCTCTTCGCCGTCATATTCGGGCCATTCGGTGCTATTCAGTTTTTTGAATGACGGCATCTGTACGAGTGCCTTGTACCCGTACTGCTCTACGAAGATGCCGTATTCGCTGAACGCATCCAGTCCGTCTATGAACAGCTTGCCTACCATAGGATTTTCGCGTTGTCCTGAACGATGTAACTCACCTCGGAATCCTTATCCTTTTCGACCTTGACGACCGCATATCCCGATGCCGCGACGGAGGCTTTTGCTCCGCACATTAGGAATAGCCGATTTCCGGCGGTTTCGCGGTATTTCAGCTCGGCGGTGGTATCTCCTATCAAAAAGACTTTCCGAGCCTCCAAAAGCGAGATTTCGCCACTGTCGATATATACCCCGTATCGCTCCGGGTGGTACTTCTTGAATCGTCTGAATGTGGCGATGTTGGGGAAGTTGTAGGCCGTCATAAATTCGACCCCTCGCGGGGAGAACATCAGCCCGATCAACTCTTCCAATGTCTCGTCGCCTTTGAACATGTCGCAGGCTTCGAGTTTTGCGGCCATTTCATACTGCCCGCTATCGGCGCATTGGGCTTGGGCGGCATCTTTGGCCGCCCTCCATTCCCTCTGTATTCGTCTGATGAGTTCTTTCATTTAGCTGCGGAGTTTTAATCCTTTCCGGTCAATATCATCAACCGTGTTTTTGATGTCCTTGATATTCTTATCGACCCTATCGAGCTTGTCGTTGGCCTCGGAGGTATTCTTCTCAATGCCCGTCAGTTTGTCGAGGACGGCATTGCTCGTGCGATTCAGGTCATTCATGCCTTGTACGAGGGTATAGGTATGCCCCTGAATGGTCGTCAGGCGGGCGTTGTTCTCATCGACGCTATCCTGCGACGCGGTGGCGATCCCCTTGCTCATTCCCTCGCGCTCGGCATCTCCCGTGAAATAATTTTTAAGGCTATCGGACAGACCTTGATAGATCGCGTTGAACTCTTCTCCGACCTGATTGAGTTCTCCGGCAAATCCATTCATCGAACCGATCACGGCGTCGATGCCTTTGAACGAGCCGTCATTGCCGAACCATTCTTTTTTGTATCTGTCGAAAATGCCTCCGATACGCTCTTCCAAATACTTCTGTACGAGCATCCTTTGCAGAACATCGGCGACAATATCATTGACCTTTTTGCGCCATGCCTCCATCGCATCCTCTCCCTGCTTGGCCGCTTCGAAGAAAGCATCTCCGAGTTCCGAGGCAAGGTCGGCGGCGGTATAGCCGATGATGTCTTCCAGCATCTCGTTGATGATGGATGCCATCTCTTGGGCGATCTCCTGAATCTGTCGCTGCCACTCCTCGATCTTGCCGTGATCGGTCTTTTTCTTGCTTTGCTCCTCATTGATCTGTTTCTGAATGAGTATCTGCTGCTCTGCAAGGTTTTCGAGCTGCTTGCGGCTTTCGTCGTATCTCTTCCCTCCGAGGGCTTTATCGGCGGTATAGGCTACCTTTGCATACGCATCGGCAATCTTCTCGATGGATTTCTCATATACCTCGCTATCGTAGCGCATCCGGGCGATCATCCGTGTCCATGAGTTGCCGTACTGCTGTGATGTGAGATGCAGACGCAATACCTCCTGCGTGGTTTCGGCGTAGATGTCCCTCAATTTCTGCACGGCATCCCCGACATTATTCTGCAAGCGGACGGTATCGGCATTGTCGAGTTCCCATTGCAGTTGGTCGATGCGGCGTTGCAGGTTCTCGATTTCTTCCTGCTTGGAATCGTCATCGTTGAAGAGGTTGGCGATGGCCGTAGCGACCTGCAAAGCCGCCGAAATAACGGCGAGGATAACCGATGCTTTCTCGATGGTTGATATAGAGGCGGCTCCGGCTGCTGCTGCGGCCGTTGCACCCTGTGCCGTTGCATCAACGGTAGCTTCTACGCCCTCGGCGACGCCTTTGCCGACATCTCCGATGGCATCCATGACAGTCGATGCGGCATCCAATACCGCGTCAATAGTATCGAGGGCCTTGCCGATACCATTTGCGACATCATCGGAGAATATCGCCGCGAGGTTCTGCGCTTGGCCGCCGATCCCGGAAATCACGCCTCCGACAGCCCGCAGTTGCGTTGCGAAATTCTTGTAGGAAACGGTGATATTATTACGTGCGGATAATGCCCGCTGTTCAGCCTGCGAGTTGCGCTCCGTCGCTTCGGCAACGCGGAATTTCGCCAATTTCAGGTTTTCTTCGGCTTCGCGGTACTTATCGCTGTCCTCCGTGAGAGTACCCAAATCAATCTGCTCGCGGAGGGCCTGCTCGACGGCGAGAGCTTCGTTGTATTCCCGCTGCGCGGTCGTGATCCCATCCTGCGCGTCGTGCCATGCCTGCAATGCGGCGACGAACTCCGTTTTGGCGTTGCCTATGTCCTTGATCGACTTGTGCAGGGCGACAAAGGGGTTTCGAGAGGCGATTTCCTCCTCCATCTTGGTAATCGCTTCTTGATAGTCCTTGATCTCGGTTGCGCCCATCGAATCCTTGTTCGAGGCGAAATAAGCCTTGATCTTGTCGAGGTTGTATTGCAAGGTCGATAACGACTGTTTTCCGAGGTCGCCGAATACGCTCTCCCAGTTGATCGACTTTTTGAAATCCGCAGATTCCAATGCGGCAAACTCGGCGTTCATCTGCTTAATCGCGTTGTGCAGGTATTCGGTCGGCATAGTGGATAGTTTCTTCGCCCACTCCCGATTGAGTTTCTCGATCCTCTGCTCGACCGTGCCGTATTCGTCAATCAGCGCGTCGGTGTATTTCCTGCGGATTTCGGCCTTTTCCCGCTCTCCCTGCTCTGTGATGGCCGTTAATACGCGATTGAACTCCTCGGCGATTTTAGGGTCTTGGAGTAACTCCTTGACGTAATCGTCGATAGTCATCTTGCCGCGCTTGGAATTGGCCCATTTGACCTCCGTCGCGCCTTTCTGCGACATGTAATATTGCTTCTCGGCATCCTGCCTAACCTTGGCGAGTTGGCGCAACTGCTGACGCCACGCATTACGCTTGCGGACGGTATCGAGTTCTATCTGATTGAGTTCTTTGGACTGTCCCTCTGCCATCGCCTCAATCGTATAGTCGGCTATCTCGCTATGCGCATCCTTGATATACTGCTTGACCGCTTTCTTCCATTCCTCGATGGATTTCTTTTGCGTGAGAGCCGCCTTTTTCGGGTCGAACTTGTCTTTGGACGGGTCGATATGGAAATCGAGGTCGTTATCTTTTTTGAACTGAGATGCTTTTTCCTGTATCTCTCCCCATTGTTTTTTCCAGTTTTCGTATTCTTCCTGCGCTTCATTTATGGCCTTTTGCGCTGCACGATTATCTCCGCGCTTTCCACGCCACCACTTGTTGAAATCGCCGTTTTCGGCCTTTGCTCTGACCTCTTGGAGCTTGATATATGCTTCGGTCGTTTTTGTCAAAAGAGCTTGCGCCTGTGCTTCGAGCATGAGCATTTCGCAATACTTCTCGCCCTTTTGCTTTAAGACGGTTTTCCATTCGGCAAGGGTTTTATAGTAACCCATTGGAGTTCAGCTCTTTGACAACTTCTTTCTCCTGCGCTTTTGTCCCCTTGAAGCTTTCGAGTTTGTTTTTGTAGTTCTCGATCTCCATAGAAGCCTTGATGTAGGCTTCGTTGCCTGCTTTGAGGATTTCTTGCTGCTCCTCGAATTTCTTATCGGCTTTCGATGACGCCTCAAACGCTTTCATCAGCCAATTCACGAGCGACCCCAAAAGAACGACCAATGCTCCGATGCCGGTAGAAATGAGCGCGGCCCGCAGACCTTTCATTGCTACGGACATGGCTTTTGTAGCGACGGTTCCGGCGG